GGCGTCTTGTCAAAATGCAGTCCGGGCGTATCACAAAAAATGCTCGTTTTTGGGTCCCAAAGCATGTCCCAAACAAGCTGCATGAACCGCGCTTCCGAATCGGAGCCGGTTGGCCGGGCGGGTGGATGCGGGAAGCTCATACGGCAAGCGGGTAATCGTCTGTGGACCAGTTGAACAGTTTGTATTCAGTCACGATGTTGACGCGGTTGTTTGCCGCCGTAACGCGACTGGAGCCGCCTTTGAGCGCGCCTTTGAGATAATTTGTCGGGGCGGTGCCCAGGCCGGTGAAAATGGAATTCAGCGCGCCGATGATTTCAGTCGGAGCCGGAAAAATCCAAAGTCCGCTGTTGCTGATCTCGCTAAAAAACTGCGCTTGGGTGTAAATCGCATTCACATTGCTGTCCGCGACGTTGTAATAACCCCGGTTGCTGGCGTTCGTGGTGTGCCGCAAGGTGTATTGATCGGCAAAGAAAACATCCTGCCCAGCTTGGGCGCGCTGATAGGCGCGGAAGATCGGCAGATAGACCGTGGAACTGATCGAGGCAAAAGAGAATACGCTATTAAAAAAGTTTTCGCTGGAAAAAAGGCCGTTGCTTGTAACGGTCACACCAGTTGGCGGAGTATAGCTTGGATCGGTAGCTGAATTGATGTCGGTTGGAACTGTGGTGCGAAATGGCTCAATGTTATTTTCTACGCCGTCCGCCATTTTCTTACAAAACCGAGTCACATTCCAATCTAGCACGTCGCTATTTGCCGCCGCTGATGGATTGACGGAATAAACGTAGGCATAGGCCACTTGGCGGAGTAACGCCAGCAAGAGAGGATTTTTCAGCCAGCTTACCGTCACTTGGTTGGCATTGATCTCCCAAACGTCAATCGTGACATTGCCCGTGGTGTCCTGGGTGCGGAGCGTGGCAATGCCGTTCTGGTAGGTCAGTTCGTATTCGATGCCCGCATTGCCATACAGATTCGCCAAATTCTGCATGACCGGCAGACTCAAGCCGCGAAACTCCTGATCGAATGTCCATCCATTTACGGGACTCCAGCGGCCCGTCTGGCGCTGGCAATACGCCGTGCCCAATCCGCGCCGTGTCGGAAACGGAATGACGGTGTAGGGGCCTGCGATGATGAGTGACATAAATCAGTGACCGAAATTCACGCCTCGGCTTTTTTTCTTGTTGTTTTTGACCTCGTGATGGATGCCCTTCAACTCGGATAGCTGTTGTTTGCCAATATCCAGCATGGACATGCCGCGTCCGCCAAAAGCGCCGCCGGCCTTTTCCCAATCCGTCGCATTGATTTTCAACGCGCGGCCATGTTCGGAGTCCTTGGTATCATCCTTGGAATTTTCCGCAGCGCGGATTTTGTCATCATCCGAAAGAATCCGTGCATTCAGCGCCATCGCCTGATTGTAAGCCTTGGCCGCCTTGATTTTGTCCGCTCCGGCCTTGGCCGCTTCATCGAACAAGCGGGTTTGCTCTTTGCGGGCTTCCTCGCGGTCTTTTTTGGCGAGATCGTAGGCGGTTTTCTTTTCAACGGCGGTTTTGTGCGCGTCCAAACGTCCTTGGGCGGCGTCATAAATGGCGCGGTCGGTTGAACCTTTCGGCAAAAACGATTCCAAACCCTGCTCTTGGAAAAGCCGGTTGCCCTGATATTTTTCGACGGTCTTTTGATCTTCCTCAAGCTGGCTGTCAATCTCGTTGCCTTTTTTGTCCTTCCGCTTTTCAGTGCCTTCCTTGGCCGCCTTGTCCAAAATTTCCTGATGCACCTTTTCATCCGCCTCGGTTTCCACCTTCATGGCGCGGGCGGCTTCGGTTTTGGCGTCCTGTTCGACCTGCAAATCCTGAATATGCTTGGCATCGGCGGCCATCTGTTCGTCTTGCTGTTTTTTCTGCAAATCGTGTTCCTTTTTGGCATATTCCGCGCGCACACGGGCTTTGGCCACGGGATCGGTGGCGGCCTCTAGCGCTTTTTGCTTTTCAATTTCCAACAGCCGTTTTTCCGTGCTTTGCGCCTGATCCAAAAGCCCTTTGGTGCGCTCAAAATTCGCGTTGGCGTTGTTGATTTCCGCCGCCGCCTCGGCAATCGCATCGCGGATGCGGTTCCAGCCCTTTTCAAAGGCGGTCAGGCGGCTAATGTCCGGCGGCGCAATATCCGGCACTTTCAGGGATTCCAACGCCTTCGCCAGTGAGTTCACCCGATGTTCCCAAATAAAGAATGACGCCACGATGGCCGCCACTGAACCAACAACCACCGCGCCAGTGAGTGTGAAAATTGCACCAAAAATGCCAAGCTCCCCGCGCATTTGCCGCAAGCCTTGAAGCACGAGCGAAAACGAGCCGGGCACGCGCGCCCAATTTCCGCGCCCAATTTCGCGGAAAATCACCAGTGTTTCGCGCAACACCAGATTCAAGCCGGGAATATGGCCGCCAACTTTATTCAATGCGCCATCCAGGCCATTTACCGCCGGCGTGGCAAGTTTGGCCTCCGTTTCGAGCAACTTGGCAAAGCCCGGTGCCATGCCGCTGCCCGTGGTGCCCATGATTGAGGACTTGCGCGCCAAATAGGCGTTTCTTTTATCTAAAAGCGCCTGGGCGGAACTGGTGGATGTTCCGGCCTCGGTTGCCAGCAAGTTGGAAAAGCCGGGTGCCATGCCGCTACCCATGGTCCCCATGATTTGAGCTTTTTTAAGCAGGTAGGCGTTCTGCTTTTCCAACACCTGTAATTCCGTGGTGCGGTTTTTGGCGGCGGCGGCGTAAAGAATGTTCTCCTGACGAAGCAGACTTTGCCGCTTCAACATCAAATCCGTCATCTGGTAGCCCGGTGTGCCTTGCGCCTCCATGCGGCCAAGCTGGGCGTTCACGGAAGCCTTTTGCCGCGCAAGGTTTGTCAGCAATCTTTGATTGGATGCCAACGCCTCGGTTTCAGCCTGTCCCAGCGCGCGCCGGTAGCTTGTGCCAAGCTGGCCGCCGATGGTGAATTTGATGGAGTCTCCCATGCTATGAAGGGGGTTGAGTCGCTTCCGCTGTTTCCTTGGCCGCCCGCGCTTTTTTCAGGCAATCGGCCTGATAATCGGCAAGGTTGTCGAAACCAGCCGCCTTGGCCGCCGCGAGATCGAGCCGCGCCGATTCTTCCTCAAATTCGGTTTCAAACGCATTCATCACGCGCAAATTGCCTTCGCGCTCCAGCCACGTCAGGAAATGAATCTGCGCCTGGGCCAGTGGGAATTGCAGTGCCTCCCGCAAATCCAGCCGGAATTCCCGCACCAGAAATTGCAGCAAGGCCGCATCGTAGGGACCGCCCAAACTGCGTCCGCTGGCATCTGGCATCGGTAGCGTTGGCATGAAGGGAAAGCCTTCGCGCTGGTCTTTGAATTCGGTGATAATACGCGATTGGTCTATGTAGATGCGGAATTTCGCCGTTTCCAGCGCCCAATCAAATGGCGAGAACCGCCGCCATGCTCTTTCCGCGCGCCAGTTGCGCCAATGCCATTGCAGCCGCGTGCGCCAGTTGGGAAACATGGGCAGGGAACAAACATTCACGGCGGCTTTGAGCCATTTGATTTGCTCCTCAAAACCAAGCTGGCCGTAATCTGCCTCCGGCATCCAAACCAGTGGATTGCGCTGCCGCAAAAGAATCAGCCGATGCCCGATTGAAAAATCAAGCATCGGCAGTTCAAGGATGATGTGCCGGTCAGGACAAACTACGTCGCTGAATGTGAATTCGTGCAAACATTTCAGGCTTCGGCAATCGCCGGAGCGGAAGGCGCGGAAGGCGCGGCGGGTTTATCGACGTCGTCGGCGTGCAGGAAATTCACCAAGTGCAGACTTGGGCAGACGGTTTTATGAATGCCATGCTGAAAAACGAGTTCGTCATGGCCCTTGTCCTTGTGTCCGGCAACCGCCGTGCCTTTGACGGGGCGGCCAGCGTGATCCAAGCCGGATACCGGGTCGCCTTCTTTGATTTCGCGTCCGTTTTTGAATTTCATAAGTCAGTTTGGCTTTGTTGGCCGGCTGCCGGCGATTAGGCCGGGATGGTGAATTGGGCCGCGTTTTGGGTCGGGTCTTTGAACTTGCGCAGCGAGATTTCAATACCGCCGGCCTGTTCGTTGGACAGATCAATGGAGCCGCCCTCGTGATAGCTCCAATGGCCCGTAAAATAACCGCCAACGCCGGTGGTATTCAGCCACGGCAGATCAAAACCGGAAAGCGCTACTTCGGCCAATTCCAAAAGGAAAGCGCCATTGGTGATGGCGACGGCCTGCGATGCCGCCGTAAGTTTGGCGGAAATGGTGATGACGATGTGCGCGTTGCGGGCATCCCAGCCGAATTCAAAGCCGCCGAAATCCTTCACGTTCTGGTTATCCCAGGAATGTTTCCCCTTCACCGTCTGAATGGCGATGCCAACGTAGGCATCGAGCGCGCCGGCGGTGGTCTGAATCTTCGCAATGCCGCGTTGGACAATTCTGGTATCGCTCATAATTTTTTGATGTTAAAAGTTTGAATGCAACATCACGTTGCTTATTGGCCGTAACTGCCGCCGATTTGCACGGAATTGGTGGTGACAGCTTGGACGCGGATATAATTCGTCACCGCGTAGCTGGAGCCGGAAAAGGTTTCCGTGGTGGCATTGGTGTAGCTCGGCGTCCAAGTGCCAATGGTGACGTAGTTGGTCTGATCCACCGTGGTCTGAATGTTCAAGGTCAGCGCGCCCGTGGATGTCAGCGCGCCGTGCGTCACGGAAAATTGCTGGAGCGTCGGATTGTAACTGAACGCCGAAACTGCCGGGCTGTTGGAAGTCGTGTTGTTGACCGTCACCAGCGATCCCATGAGCAAGGTGGGCGCGGCGTGCGCGGTTTTCCAAAACAAACAGAGCGCAGCCACTAGCAGAATGGGGAGAATCAGTTTTTTCATACGGTCAATTACAAAAAGCCGCGCCAGTCAACTAAAGTTCAGTCAGGGTGAAGGTCGTATTGCTGCCGGCGTTGTAATCCTGGCGGTGGAAATCCAACCGCAAAAGATCGAACGTCGCCGGAATATCGCCGATTTCTTCCACGAGCAATGCCTTTTGCGCGTCAGTGAGTCCGCTTTTGCCGATGCCGTCCAAAAGGCTGGCGCGCGTGCCCTTTATCATGCCGCCGGTCCACGGTTCGGGTTTGTCGGTGGCCGCCGGCGCGGGCGGCGCGGATGGAACGGCGGGTGTTTTGGATTCGGTGTCTATCATAAATCAATTTGTGTTGCCGGCTCGAATCTCGAAATGCCGGATTTCCTTGATGAAAAAAGTTCCGTCTGCGGACTCGGCGCGCTGGGCACCTTTGTATTCCACGAATTCGCACACGAAACTTTCCAAGTCCTTGTAATTGTCGGGATCGGCTTGGGCGGCGGCCACGGCGGCGGCGGTGATGTCGGCGGCCACGATCACCGGAATGCGGTTCGGGTCGCCCGTGTCGGAAACACTCATTGCGGCCATGCCCACGCCCACGAAATCATTAATTTCGCTCCAGTCGGCAACCGCGCCCTCGTTTTCGCCCATGACGTCATTGCCTTTCCACTTCCATTCGAGCCGGACCATGTAAGATTCATTGCGGGTGTGGGCAATGGTTTCCGTGGATTTGTGCGCGAGAAAATCCACGCATGGCGCTTGGCGTTTTTGCCAGTCGTTTGAAAAATAAAAGCCGTATTTCGCGGCATCATCGCCATAGCAGACTTTGAAATAACAAATCAGGGCGCGCTCAATCTGCGAGCCGATATTTGGGGCCGGTGGATATTTCGTTGCCATGACGTCAACGGCGCGTAGTCAAAGATTCGAGAAATCCTGTTTCATGCCGCGATCAAGATAATCCTGCACTTTGCGGAAGATGCTGGCGGCTTCCTTGTAAATCGCCTGCTCAAGCGGCTGCAAGCCGACACGAATCAGCGCGGCGCGGTGTTTTTCGGCCAGAACCGCGTTGCCGGCGCCGCCAATGTCGTTTTCAGCCATCACCACGCATTGATCGCCCGTGAGTTCGATCACCGCGTTACCCAGCGATGAATTATTCAGCAAGTTTGTGGGATTGATTTTCGCCTGGGCATTGATCCGCATTCGGCTCCGCCCGGCGTAGTAGGCCGGATCGGAAAGCAGCGTGCGGATTGCCGGTCCCCAGCCGTGTTGGATGAAATGGGTGGATGAATGGCGAGACGATGCCATTTGCGTTTGCAGGGCTTGAATCATGGCTTGGCGCTCCAGCGCGGTTCCCGGCCCGGTTGGCAGCATGTTCGCCGGCAACGCCCAGCGGCCTCCGGTCAACTTATTGTAATTCGATCCCGGATTCATCCGCGCCATGATGATCAAAACCGCCATCGGCACGCGCACGCCGGCCACTGGAAAAGAAATCTTGTGATCAGGCCGTTTGGCGCGCGAAGCGCGGCCCTTCGCGGTGAAGCCGCGCACTTGCACTTCCAAATCAGCATCAATCCTGCCGACAGTGACGGCAATCGTATTCGACTGTGCATCGAGGCAAATGAAAGCCGCGCTGGTAACACATTGCTCGTGAAGCGTGCGGCGGCCAAACGCCACAACCTGCGGAATGGCGCGTTGCAATACGGAAACATCTACGCTTGATGTGAATTCAATATCCGGCACACAAAACGCCGGCAGTCGAACGAATTCAATTTTTACCGTTTTACCGGAAACCGATAAAAACCCATAAAACCCGCGTAAATGCTGCGTTTTCGTCATTTCAAACCGTTGAAAATACGCCACTTGCACAAACAATTTTTGTGTAAATGGTTTGTAATACGCCTCTCACGGCAGACTTTCGGCGTTCCGTCACTGACGATAACGATTCTGGGGGTGATAGCTTTCATATAGGGGGTGGGTATATCGCTAAAACATTGGGCTTTTTGCATGGTTTTGAGCCTGTTTTGTGTGTTTGCCAATGAATAATGATAACGCCTTTTGTGTGCAAAAATCGCCAGCATTGGCGCCCGTCGGCCCCCGTCTTTTGCTCGTGGTGATCCTGGTTTGATCTGGCGATACGGCGTTAGGCATTTACAGGCGCGCGCCTTGGTGATAGGTTGCCGGCATGAGTTCAAGACAAGCCAAGCACGCGGCCCAGCAAAGGCCCCAACGCATTGCCGCCGGCCTTTGTGCCCAATGTGGCCAGCCGCGCGCCGCCGGTGCCTATCGTTGCCACCATTGCAACCGAGCGCGCCGGGATAAAGCGGCGGCGCTTATGCGCGCGCGGCGGGCCGCCGGCTTGGCCAAGTGATCCGGTTTTCCCGGATAACTCGAAATTATTTTTCAGGCTTTCCCCGTTTCAAATTCTCAAAAGCCGGTTTCACGCTGATTTTGCATTTCGCGCGCTTCATTTTTTCTTAAAATAAATCACGTTAGGCATTGACACCGGCGCGCAATCTGGTAAATTGATTTCAGAATTTAATCATGAATTCACCGTGCAAGCGGAAACCTTGCAAAACTGAAAGATCATCAAATGAAAACCGAAAAGCTGGATTGTTACGAAGTAATCACGCAACGCATTATCGACCTTTTAAGCGCCGGCACCGTGCCTTGGCAAAAGCCTTGGAAATCAAACGGCGGATTTCCTAAAAACCTTGTTTCCGGCAAACACTATCGCGGCATGAATACGTTTTTGCTTCATTCCATGAATTACGAAAGCCCGTATTGGGTGACGTTCAAACAAGCGCTGGAGATTGGCGGAAATGTCCGCAAAGGTGAAAAGGCTTGCCCGATTATCTTTTGGAAGCGCTGGGAAAAGGTGGATAAATCCACCGGCGAAAAATCGTCAATTCCCATGATGCGGTTTTACTACGTTTTCAACGTGGCCCAATGTGACGGCCTGAAAAATCTTTTTGGCGAGAATGTCACCGGCGAAACCACGCCGGAAACCCCGGCGGAAATTTCCGGCGATTATTCCAAGGCGGAAAACATCATTGCCGGTTTTAAGAATTGCCCGGTGATCAAGCACGGCATGACGAAAGCCTATTATTCACCCGGCGGGGATTATGTCGGAATGCCAGACAACGCGAAATTTTCCAGCATTGGCCATTATTACGCGACTTTGTTTCACGAATTGACGCACAGCACGGGGCACGCGCGCCGGCTGGCCCGCAAAACGATTGTGGAAAAGGTTTTTGCCTTTGGTGATTCGGATTATTCCAAAGAGGAACTGGTTGCCGAAATGGGATCGGCTTTCCTTTGCGGCCTGTCTGGTATCAGCGAAACGGGAAACATCATGGAAAATTCAGCGGCCTATATTGCCGGCTGGCTCAAAGCCTTGCGGAATGACAAAAAGCTGGTGATTCAGGCCGCCGGCCTGGCGCAAAAGGCGGTGGATCATATCACCGGCACCATTTACGAAACGGAAACCGCGCCGGCGAGCGTGCCGGCGGAAACCACCGGCGAATTGATTGCGGCCTAAACTTTCAACCTTTTTTGATCCATGAAAAATTTATCTCTTACCGAAAAATACCGGCCGCGCACGCTGGCGCAAATTCGCGGGAATGAAATGATTGTGCGGATGTTGAAATCGTTCGTTAAAAATCCATGTTCAAAAGCCTTTTTACTTTCCGGGCCGGCGGGGACGGGAAAGACGAGCGCGGCCTTTGCGATTGCGGGGGAATTGGGATGCGATTTGACGGTTAAACCGCGTGAATGCGGCGGCCTGTTTGAAATCGCCAGCGGTGAATTGACGGCGGACACCGTGCGCGAAATGTTCAAAACTACGCTGGCTTATCGTCCCTTTTATGGATCGGGCCAAAAGGTTTTGATTTGCAATGAAGCGGACAACATGAGCAACCAAGCGGAATTCGTTTTCTTGGATATTCTAGAGAATTTGCCACCGCAAACGGTGGTGGTGTTCACCACGAATAATCCAGAAAAGCTATCGGATCGGTTTCGCCAGCGTTGCGAATGTCATGCGTTCAAAACCGCCGTGCGGGCGCACGGGGAAAGCGCATCGCCGGCGGAATTGGCCGCGCAAAAACTTATAGATGAAGTCTGGCAAACGGAATTAGGGCACAATCATTCACCAAGTCTAGATGAATTGGATTTTTGGAAAACCGGCGGGCATGTTTCGTTTCGCGGGGTATTGGCCGCACTGGAGCCAATGATCCGCGCCCAACGCGATCTTGACGCGGAAGAATTGGCCGCAACGCGGGCCGCTTTGCCAGCGGTTGAAACCATGCGCGGGGAAGCCTTGGCCAGCGCCGCGCCGGTGGCGCGGATGTCAGCGGCGGAAATCATGCGGAAGATTCAAACCGCCGTGGCCGGCGGGGATTATGCTACCGCAAAACAATTGGAAACCATGTTGCAAAGTTAATCGCGCGGTGCCGCTGGGGAAACCCGGCGGCATAGCGCGGGGAATTCCCGCAAACGTGCCAGACGTGATCTGGCGAAAACGAAATACAAAAAATGAAAACATTGGATCAAGTAAAACCGCTGGCAAACGATTTAAGCGAGCCAAGCCATACGCCGGGGCCGTGGTCAAATCAGGGGATTTATATTATGGCGCGCAATCCCAAAGCGCCATTGCCAAACGCACAAACGATTGGCCGCGCTTTTCCTGACCATTCCATAGTTGGCGGGGATACGCTCGCCAATGCGGTTTTAATGGCCGCCGCGCCGGAATTGCTGGCCGTGCTGGAAAGATTTATCGCCTTGGGGAAATCGGGGGCTGATACCTCGTGGTATTCGGATGATGCGCAAGACACTTTTTACGCCATGATGCGCGCGATTGGCACGGCAAAGGGGGAAATATGACAACGCTGGAATTGCTTAAACAGAATTGGCGGGATGGCGTGCGTTTGCCGTATCCAGCGGACACCGCCAGCATTGAGGCTTTGCGGGGAATGATGCCGGCGGTGACGCCAAAGGGTTTTGCCGTGGAAAGCGGATTGTGGGAAAATGGGGAACCGCTGTTAATCACGATCCGCCGGCAAGCGGGGATTTTGTTCTTACAACTCCAGACGCGGGGGGAAATATGATCCAAAACATTTTTGACAGGGCGAGTCTCGCCCATCCGCGCAAAGAGATTGTGCCGCTGGCCGTGGGGCTGGCGTGGGGGAACGGCGGGGAAATCTATCAGGAGAAACTAGATGGCCGTTTCCATGTCCGCGAATTGCCTTGCGGTAATACGCTGGCGGGGGAATTGATGCCGTCGAAGATTTCACGGGGCGTCAAAGATTTCATCGCCTGGGATTGTGTCGAGTTTAACGGCACGGATTGCCGGGACTGGGCGATGCTGGATCGGTTGAACGCGATGGAATTGGTTTGCGGGCAATTTAACGTGCCGATGGTTCAAACATCCTTTAGCGGCGGCGCGTTGCTCCAGGCCGTGCTGGCGCGCGGCGGCGAGGGGGTTTGCCGCAAGCTGCCCGGCTCAACCTACTTTGACGCCATGCAAGCCGCAAAACGGCTGCAAACGTGGATTTGTGCCGTGACGGCAATCAATTATGCCACGGGGGGCGCAAGCATCGTGGATGCGGCCACGGGGGAACGGCGGGGCACGGTGCCGCTACGCAATCGGGCCGGGCAATGCCGCGTTGGTTCCATCGTGAAGGTGGAAGGGGAAAATTTGAGCGCGGGGGGAATGATCCTCAAGCCGCGTCCCTGCAAAGACACGCCGACAAGCTGGCTGATTCAATACTAGACACAAATTGCACGAATTAACACGAAAGGAAAATTATGAAATTCAAAATTGAAATCTGGAAAAACTTTGAGGATGGCGCGAAGCCGCAATATATCACCGGCTTTTTGACGCTGGAAGATGCCATTGATTCAGGCTTTGCCCTGGCTCGCCGGCGCAATTCCGGCGTGATAAACATTGAACCGGCGGGCAAGCGGCGGGGGTATTTAAGCGAGGAGCGTTTGGCGGGGATTTATCCCGAGCATTTGGACCTCGAAAGCCAGCCGCGCACGCTGGAGCGCGCCCGGGGCAATCTGGTGAAGTTCAAGGCCAAGCTCAAGGCGGAGCGCGCGCGGGATCGGTTTGTGCGGGAGCATGGCGGCTGGGCCAGCGGCCTGATTGATCGCATCTTGCATGATGAGGCGATTAAAGCCGCATTTTTTGCCAACGATTTTGCCACGGTGGAAAAATTGCTGGCGGAAACGGCGTTGCCGGTTAATTCTGGAGAAAACAAGCCATGAGTGAACCAATCAAAAAAACTGCCACGGTGCATTTGACGGCGGATGATGCCGGCTTTGAATGCGTGGCCAAAGTCACGCGCGAATTCCGCGACATCAAATGCACGTTGCCGGTGGATGAATTCAACTGCCTGCAATGGGCGGCCAAACGGACGTTTCGGGATTTGCCCAATGGCGGGCGGGGCTGTATGCCGCTGGCGGATTTCTTTCGCGCGGCGCTGCTCAATCAGTTGCGCGCCGTGGTGCGGGAACAAATCGCGCGGGGGAAAGCCATTCCACCAGACATCGCGGCGCGGGTGGATCGCACGCGCGGGGAATGATGGCCCGTGGCGGCCTTGCCGCCTAGACGTTCGGATTGTAGAGATTGAACGCGGTCAAAATGGCGTTGAATTTCTCAATGCCATTGCCGGGGGAAATCACCAATTCTGAATCTTCGGTTTCCAGGTTGCCGCGCACGGTGACAGTATCGCCGGCCTGGGGTTGGCGGGGGAGATCGGCCAGCATGGAAGCGCGCACGATGACGCGGCGCGTTTGATTCAACTGGAGACCGGCGGAATTCTCCGCGCGCTGGAGACCGCTAATGTCAAAACCCATCGAGCATGGCAAGGATAGCCACGGCGTAGCGGCATCGCCGCTGGGGAAATTGATGGTGCCGCCGAGGTCGGATTGCTCGCGCCGGGCGGCGGCGATTTCAAGTTGTCTTTGGATCAAACCCATAAAGTAAAACCGCCGCGCCGGTTGCGCCAGCGCGGCGGGAAACATGCCATCGGATTATGAACCAGACCAAACTTAACCCAAAAGTGTGGCGATGTGTTCCGGTTTGATGACCGTGACACCCCAAGCCGCCGCAACTTCGTAGCGGACTTGGCGATACTGCGGATACATCGAGATTTCCAGGCTGATGCCGGAGCGCGGATCGGTGACGGTCTGCACGTCGCTGGCCATGTCGCCGCCGGACGGGCGAGCGGGCAGGCGGGTGGCGAGCAGGATGGCATTCTTGCTGAATGCCAGATTGCGGGTGGCCGTGGCCACCACGGTGATGGCGCGGGTGGCCACGCCCTGCGCTTTGCGCAAGCCCGGAGCCGCCAAGGTGATGCTGTCGCCGCTGGCCGGATTCGCGCCGGCGAAGCTGACCGAGGAAACCACATATTTGTTCGTGTCGTTCGCAAACGTCACAATGTCGCCCGCCGCGACGACGCCGGTGCCGGCGGCGGCGAGGGGAATGACGGTCTGACCGACCGTGAAAGCGGCGCTGGTGCTGGTGGCGGAGGCCATCGCGCCGGCGGTGGGAATTTGCACCTGGGCGGACTGTTTGAAACTCATCCCATACATATTGATGAGTTCGCCGTCGCGGAGCGTCATGATCTGGCCGGCTTCATTGACCTTGGTTAGGTTGTAGTTGGCGACGAGGGACGCGGCGGCGGTGGTGTCAATGACGCACGTCCGGTTGCCGGTCGGAGCGCCATTGTCGTCGAGAATCTTTTTGACGTTGGAAAACGGGCTGAAATCCGCCGTGCCAGCGGCAACAGGGACGGTGCCGGCGGTGCCGTAGGCGCGGCTCGCTCCAATCGCAGCGGCCAGCGCCGTGTCAGCTTCCATCTGATTGACCACCGTGCGGATGGCCTGTTCGACCAAATCCGTGACGATGTTGCCGTAGCTGCCGGAGTAGGCGAGCGCCTTTTCTTCTTCCCCGGTGAAATAGAAATCAGACATCTTATAATTGGTGATGCTGATAGACTTGGTGCCCTGCGCCTTGTCCGCGCCCTGCGGCGAGACGTTGTTCGGGGTGATGTCGCTCAAGCTAGCGGTCGGCGAGGCCCAGCTATAAAGCGTCTGGTTCTTCGCCAAACGGTCGCTGGACGGATCGCGGTTCACGCTCGGCACAAAGCCGACGAGTTCACGTGAAACCACGTCAAAGCCACGCACGATGCTGGGGATGAGGTTGGTCAATGTATTTGCCATAAAATTTTAGTTATTTGGTGGTGGTTGCGAGATTGGTTCAGTCAACGATCTTGCCGCCGCCCTTGATGAATTCAAGTTGGGCTTGCGGGGTCATTTTGAAATAGGCTTCGCGCTTCATGCTGCCATCCGTGCGGCCAGCGTTCGGGCTGGTGACGGGCGCGGCGGGCAAGGTGGAATTGGGCAGGTTGGCCTTGGCAAACGCGGCATTGAGCGCGCCTTGATACGCTTTGAACTTGTCCGCTACCGGCACGGCGAGCGCGGCGGTGCGTTTTTGTTCCGGTGTGGCATCAGCAGCCAACTTCAAATCCAGCAAACCGCCATTCAGGCAGGCATCGGAAAGCAGTTCGTTGAAACCGAGAAATTCCTTGTTCTGTTCGGATAACTTGCCAGTGAGTTCGGCAACGGTGGCTTCGAGTCCCGCTTTTTCATTGCCCAAGCTGGCAATGCTGGCGGTGGCCGTGGCAAGGTCAGCCTTCAACTGCTCAATGGTGCCGGTGACATCCGCCTTGAGTTGGGCGAGTTCCGCCTTGAACGCATCGGCGGCGCGGGCTTCAAGGCCGGTGACTTTGGTGATTAAATCTTTGAGAGTCATATTTTGTTTGGCCGTTGCCGGCTTCTACAAAATTCAGAGGAGTCAACTGGCGGGCGGACGGAAGTCCGTCAGCCAAGGAAGGTTTTTAAATCGTCCAGGCTGGAAACGATGTCGTCAGCAAAGCCGATATTCACCGCCTCGCCGGCACGGAACATCTGGCCCTGCATGGCGTCGTCCGGCACGTCGCCCAGGTTGGCGCGGATGTGGTCGTAAAATTCCTGCGCGAGTTCGAGGACGGAGTTTTGTAGGTATTCCTCCTGATCGGCGGACAACGCCGTGCCGGGCACGCCCATGCCTTTGTAGGTGCCGCTGGAAAACACCTTGATTTTAATGCCCATGCTCGCCGCGCGTTCGCTCATGTCTGTGTAGGCGCAATAAACGCCGATGCTGCCGGCTTGCGCGCTGGGGGAAAGAAACCGGCCCGTGCAACACGCCGCCAGCCACATGCCCGCGCTGGCCACGGTGCCGCCGGGGGGCACAAAGGCATAAACCGGCTTTTCACTGGCGGCGATGGCGTCCGCGCATTCCGGCAAACCGCCCATCATGCCGCCGGGAGTGTCCATGTAGAGCAAAATATTTTCCACGCGCGGATCGTCATTCGCCTTGGCGATGTCCGCCATGATGTCCGCATAATCCGTCGCGCCGGCTCCCTTCTCAAATTTATCCAAGCCGCAACCGAGCGGGCCTTTGACGGGGATAATGGCCAGGGCATCCTCAATGGTCATCTGTTCCAAGTCCACGGCTTTGCCGCAATAGTCCACGCCCTCGCGCGCGGCGCGAAAAGTATGATCGCTTTGGAGAATGCCTAGAATGGTGTCCACGCTGCCGGGCGTCATCAGCAACGGTGTGCGGGTCAAAGTCTCAATCAGTTTTGGAAGTCTCATGGCTTAATCTTTCGCGCCTTTGGCCGGCTTGGTTTGGGTTTCTCCGGGTTCGGCTTCTGGCTCATTGGGTTCGGGTGGGGATGGCATTACGTTGGGATTGCCGTTATTGTCCAGCCGGTTCAAGGCGTCCAGCGGCTCCAGCCAGCCGTGCTTCTTGTTCAATTCCTCGGCGGCGGTGGCCAAGGCATCCACGCTGTTGAAATTGGATTTCAGGATTTTCTTTTCCTGCACGCCCATGTCATTGCAGATAATCCCGCGCGAGATACAGCCGCGCCCGAGCATGGAGAGCATCATTTTGCCGTCGTTGCCTTCATCCACGGTGTATTTTCCGGGGAGCGAGAAACCGAAATTGTAAGGGTCAAACAAGTTGGTGTTGTTCGGGATTTCGCCGCGCCGCATCCCAAGCTCAATGCGGCGGTTGCAAATCCAGCGCGCGGTGCGTTCCAGCGTCATCTGCCGCTGGCGGATGTTCACTTGCACTTGTTGCGCGATGCTACGGCTCGGCGCGCGGCTGGCGTCGCCGGGATAAATCAGACAGCGCGGCCAATGCTTGTGGAAATACGCCGTCTCGACGAGCGAGATAAATTGCTGTTCCTGCATCGAAGGCCGGTTGAGATCGAGCGTGCCCAACTTTTCGCCCTTGCGCGAGGACAGTTCCACCACGCCGGCGGGGGCATCTTCCACCGCCACCAGTTTGGTGGTTGTAGTGCCGTCCACATTGTTGACCACGATTTCCGTTTCCTGCACGCCGCTGGTCGGGCGGCCCTCAATGCTTTCCCGATACACCATTTTTTGGCTGGCAATCTGGACGCCCTGTTTCCAGTAATAAATGATGTCCGTCACGCTGTTGGCGTCATCCAGCAAATTGGCGAGCGTGGGAATGCCGCGAATCTGATTGATCCAATCGCCCACTTCGTAATTGAAATGCAGTTGCGCGCGCGGCACGTCCGCATAGGTCATCTGGCCTTGGTCGTTGTAACCAAGGATGCGATAGCCGAGCAGCCGCAAATTCTGGTCCACGATAATGCCGTCAATGATGCGCTGGCCATCAAACGGGCTGGCGGGGTCGTTGATGAGGTAAAACGGCAGGTAACTGCCCCAGCCGGAATAATAGCCGTTCGCGTAGTTGTAGCCGTAGGGCGCATTGCCAAGTTCGCGCACTTGCTCCAAGCCGGTGCCCTGTTTCACGCACCAGCCAATGCCGGTGCCGATGCGGGAATAATCCAGCACTTGAAATTGGCCGGTGGCCGTGTGTCCGGGCGTGTCCACGCCGTCAAACCAGATGCCAAAATCAGCTTCCACGTCGAATGCGCGGCACAAACTGCGCAAGGTGGAATGCCAGTCATGCGCCTCGCCCAGCACGTTGCAATTCTGGAAATAGCTTTGATGCAACATTTCCTCCATGCGCTCACCCCAAGCCGCATTGTCGCCGTGATAAACGATGTGCCAGGCGTCACCAATGGCATATTTAGCCTTCATCCCCAGCGCGGCATCAATGCCGGTAACTTGCGTGCTTAACACCTTGGAATAATTCACCTGTTCCCAGCGGGTGTAAGGCGTCTGGTTCTCGTAAATCTTACTGCGAACTATCGGTTTTGGGCGGTTGTCGTAGGGATGCGAGGACGGCGACGGATAAAGATTGCGGCTGCCGATGGCGCGTCCGAATTGGTCAACAAGGGTGGCCATAATTATTGAAAGATTTGCACCGTCACGCCGGGGTTGCGGGAATAGGGGTTGAGATAAACGCGGTCATCCGTCTGGCCGGCGGCGCAAAGCAGATAGAGCGCATACGCCAATCGTTCCAGCGTCACTTCCAGCGGGGTGGCATTGCGGTCATCGTTGCGCGTGAGTTCGCCCGCCAAGCGCACCTCCGTAGTGCGCCCTTGGGAAAGCGATTGTTGCACCAGCCGGCGCTCGGCCAACAATTCCGCTTCGCTCCAGCCTTCGTAATAATTAAACGCCATTCTGCGAAACGGGCGCAGTCAAACATTTAACCGCCGCGATGTGTTTGCATTCAATCCCCCGCGCCATGAATTGCTCACAACCGCACGCCCAGCGGCTGCCATCGGCGCGCGCGGTGTAATAATCCGAATCCACGATGAACGCCAAAGCGGGGCGGCTTTCGGAATAAACCACTTAGCGCGTTGGTTCGTGCGGGATGGGTTCAATTCTCATAAAAATGGTAGCGGTGACAACCTTTGTCGGTAGGGGCTTCCGCGCGAACATTCGTCCGCGCGTAGTTAGTAACCACTCCGCTTAATGTCAGTTGTCACCGCAAATCTGGATCGTCACCACCACGCCTTCCGCGCCGCGCGTTTCGTGCTGGCCATATTCCCAGCGCAAGCACGGATCGGCGTCGTCTAATCCGAGACTGGCGGCAATGGCGTCCCGGAGGTGTTTGCACGCGCCAACAAAGTTGTCATCATCCAGCTTGCGCCGCCGGCAGCCAACCAAGCTGACAACCACGCTTCGCGGGCGGCTTTTTTGTGGTGCATCCGTTGGTGCAAGCTCGCGCCGTCGGTCTGGTTGCGGCTGGGTGGCCGGTAGGGCACCCAAAAGATGTGGATTGAGCCGCTTGAATGATTCGCTGGCATTTTTGAAATCGGGATTCATCCGTGGTTAATTTTTTGCCTCTTGGCCGCTGGCCTCTTGGCCGATGGCATCGCCGGCGGCGCTCTCGCCGCGCACGGTGCCGTGCATCATCTTCATAACAATGTTTTCACAATGGCAATCCACCAAATGTTGCTCTTTGTGAAATTCCACTACTTCCGCCTTGCCGCTTTTGACGTTGTTTTGAATGGCAAATCCGCTCATTTGCTCGTCGTAAGCTTTCAAGCCAACAGCTTTGGCGCGCGTGGCGTCATCGGCGGCGGGTATGTGGGTGATCTTCGGCTGGCCAGGCAGACCCAGCCGCATCTTGAACAGGATTTGCTTGGCGGCCATGTTGCTCCAGCGATAAACCTGAACGGCGATTTTTACCCAAGTCCGCTTATCCGGCTCCAGACAATCCACCAAGTAAGTCTTGGGCGGCCAATACGAGCGCCAAACGCCATCCTCCCAGCGCACCCCGCGGCCATCATCGCCAACCATGATTTTCCATGTGGCCCAAACCCGCTTGCCGCTGCCGTCTAGCGCCGCTTCCTTCGTGCGGTAGTGCGCGGCCTTTTCTTTAACAATGTCCAGCCAGTTGCCGCCATCAATCGCCACATTCCGCGTGGGGATGTTAAATTTATTTTTGATGCCACCGGTAATAATCCGCTCGCCCTTATCGTTGACCGTCACGGTTCCAAATAATTGCGCCCAACTCGTGGCGTAACCCCATTGCAATTCCACCGTGTTGCCGTGCTTATCATTCGCCGCCACCACATACCAGAAATGCCCCGTCAAATCCTTGCCCTGTTTGAGCGATTCAACCAAGTCTTTTTGGCAATCCACATTCAGCGTGCGGAAAGCTTCATCCAGGATGCGTCCTTTATCGTCCAGATTGACGCTGCTGATGATGGTTTCCACGCGCGTTTGGGTAAGCTTGGGCGAATAGAAAATGGCCCGCTCGCTCATATACCAGTTTTCCAGCTTCACCGGATTTCCGCTTTCAAAGGCGTCTTTCGCCTCCAGATAACTTGCCGCGCCGGATTCAAAGCTATTGGTGAAATTTCCCTCGCGCGGAATCACAAACAACACTTCCTTTGGCGTGCGCCACCTTCCGGTGGGGGCACCATTGGCGTCTAATATGGGAATGCGGTAGTCTTGTTCGTAAGAGTTGGCGATTTTCTTCCGGTTTTCCCTAGTATCCTCGATCATCGCGCCGCAATGGTAACATTCCCATTTGGCGGCGCGGGCGCGCTCCTCGGTTGTCAGCATCCGGCCATTGCCGGCGTCCGCCTCGGGTATCTTCATACCGGCATGACTGCCGGGCGCGGGCGGCACCCATAATTCTAGTTGGCCAGCGGGTAAATGGGTTGGTCGAATTGGCACAAAATCCGCCGGGCGCGGAATAGAATAATCCTGCGGACATTCCCATGATTGCCGGCCATCACAAAACGGGCACGACCAGGTGAGTGGGACACGGTGGGCTAACTTGGATCGGGTATCAAAATCACTTCCCGCCGGGGCGGCCTGGCTTTCAATGAAAATTTTACAGGTTTTTTCAAAACGGTCCGCGCGCTTGATGAGTTTTCCGAGCATCCCCGGTTTCCATTGCCAGACCTCGCTGCCCCAGATTAGCCGCCATGAAAGCGATGACATCAGGCCGTCATTGGCCCCGCCCACTTCCAACAGTCTGCCGCCGGCAAAGCGTATGCGCGTGCTGGTGACACGGTGCCGCGCGTTGGCATCCTCCTCAAACAGTCCGGCCAGAAGCGGGGAGATTTCGGGATGTTCCTTGATGGTGTCCATCAGCCGCGTGGCCACATATAGCTTGGCCTTGGGGTCATCTTCAAACACGCACAGCACCGAATCATTCTCATGCTCCAGCCAATACGGCACAGTTATATCCCCGCAGATGGATTTAAGTATTTGCGTAGCGCCGCACAGAAAATTGATGCGCACTTCGGGATCGCGTTGTGCCCGCAACACCCCACGTAAATGCAAGGCCGAATCAATCTGAAAATGGCCGTTCTGGTCCGGTGGCATGGATGCGTAGCCCTTGCCAACCAGCTTGAAGCGCGCGGCATTCTCCCAAATCTCGCCCTTGAATTTCTCTTTTGCGAGTGCCTTGAGATATGGATTGGGTTCGGTCATGGCGTGCTTGGCGGCTTGGCGGTTTCAATTTGGGGTCCAGCGTCACGCTGGTTTTCCTGTATTCCCGCGCCAACGGCGGCAGCAAACTTCACCAGCAATTCGGGATTGAGCTTGCGCAGTTCGGCCATCACGAATTGCCGCCATTCTTCCGGCATGGCCGCCTGTTCAAGAATATCCTGCATCCGGTCATACGCGGTGTGGTCGAATAAATCCCAAAGCGTATTGCGCGCGAGATTTCCCAGCGTGGCGAGAATGCGGTTGTGTTCGGCCTTATCCATCAGCCGCCCTTTTAACTGCTGCTGCTCAATGGTCTTGTTTTCAAACTCAATCTTTTTCAGCGCCGTGGTCCAATCCACGTTATCGCCGATCAAATCCCCTTGGTTGCGCGGGAGGTCTGGCAATATCCAACGCGCCACCCAATCAAACGCATCTGTCACCTTGTAATCGTTCCGCGCCGTGGCATTGGGAAACGGCACCACGCCGGGCCGCTTCTGGACGCCCTTCAATTGTTTCCACGCATGGATGCGCTGCCGGCCAACTTCCCCCAGCGCGGGATACTCTTTGAACCGCGCCATGATGAGCGCGCCTAGGTCATCCATGCCGCTGGCGATTTCGGGAAACTCCTGATCTTCCACCTTGAACGTGCGCCCGGCGGACCCGCGCAACAGCTTCATATCACCGCCGCTAAACTTGTCGCCCTGCTCAATGCTTTTCACCAGCTTGGCATCGGAAATAAATTCATCCACATGCCGCTTGAGAAATGCCTTGAGGTCATCAATATCAAACCCATTGCGGGTTTTCTTTGGAAAATCTGTGAACGTGCGCCAATACTTGAGCTTGGCCTTGTTCTCCCGGCTCAAAGAAAAGCCCATCGCCACCAAAATGTTTTCCGGCGTGCGCGCAAAGCGTTTGGTGGGTTTATCAGCCATTGGCGATTTCTTCCGGTTCACCCTGTTCGTTCACATTGAAGATGCCCAGCATCCCGCGCATGGGCCGGAATGGCAGGGGATAAGGCCGCTCCATGACAAAGCCGAATGGGCCAACAAAAAACCGCGATGGATGCCGTTGCACGCAATCCGTGATCTTCACCAAGCCGATGATGCCGCCTTTCTCCAGACGATCCAGCGGCGGGATACCGGCGGCCAGCACGGGATTGAACGTCCGCACGAACGCCACGGCTTCATCGTATTCGGCCTGGGTGCAACCCTTGGCCGCGTGAATCTGGATGTCCCCGCGAAACTTGGTTGCCCAGGTGCGGTTTTCAATCGGCTTGTGGCCTTCGATGATGAGCCAAGCCCAAGGCTGGCGGATGCTGATGGCTTTCATGCGTTTTTAAAGTAGTAAGCGGCCATTCGGAAGCAGATAGCCGCCTTTTTCCATTCTTTACATATTGCCGCCGCCTCGCCTTTCATTTCGCAGATTTCCGCAACAATGGTGCCATCGGCTTTACCCAGCGGCATAGGCTGTCCTTCGTTGCACGCCTCACACGCAATCGTGGCTTCGGGTTCAAGTAATTTACTCATGCTGCCACCGCCTAAAACAGCGGCCTAAAATAAAAGTATGGTTGCCGCCTTCCGGGCAGGAATTCACGGCGGGTTTGGAATGTTTTCATTAGTGTTAATTCGTGCAATTCGTGTCTAGCGGGTTTTGCCGCCCAGCATTTTTTCCGCTTGTTCAATCCGTTTTTTAACCGGCTGCGCGGATTCCAGAAATTCCTCCAGGGCGGCGGCATCCCATTTATCCATCGGGCGCTCTTTCTCCAAATCCTCCAGCAATAATTCAAACTTCCGCGCCGCCGTGGTGATGGTGCAAAACAAGTTGCGCTCAATCAGCGATTGGCCTTCGTGGTGGGGTTGATCCATGAGGCCGATCACGCGCAAAGACATCTGGAGTTCCGCCTTGATGGCGTGCAATTCCGCCACCGTCTCAATCGGCTTTTTCACGCGCGCGGCGATGTGGCAACACATTTGGATTTCCTTCACCGTCATGCCCGTTTTCAAAAGCGGGATGAGCGATTTACGGCAAAATTCCAAACCCTCCAGGTTGAAAAAAAGCTGGTTGCGCCCCGATGCGTCATTGAATTTCTCGCCGGCTTCGCGCAGCAAATTGATTGATTTGATGTTGGCGTTTTGAAGCGTGGCCTCCGCGCGCCGGTAAAGTTTTTCACCGGCCAGCGCCGCGGCCGTGCGCGCCTTCAAAGCCATTTTTCCGGCGCGTTCGGTGTAGGTAAGGTCCGAGCCGGACTGGCCATTGTTTTTTGTGCTCATAGTTTTTTGGTTATACAAAGTGGTCGGGTATATTCAACTGTTGGAGGGTTTGATTTTATTCTTTCGCGCCGCTGCCATGTTGGCGCGGGCATCATCGCTCCGCTGGCCGGCGCGGCGGTGCAGTCCCATTAACCGCTGGAAATTCAGCGCGCATTTGTTCACCGTCTGCTTGTCAAAATTCGTTTTACGGGCCAGTTCCGCCACCGTTTCCGCGCCGGCGGCATTTTGGAAACCAAGCTCCAGCGCCATGGTGCGCGTGGACATCCGCACTTCATCCGCCGTTTTCTGGTTGGCCTGGTATTCAATCAGGTATTTCCACGCGGACCGATGAAGCGAATTGAGTTCCTTGAGCGGGTTGCCATCGGCTTCACAATTGGATGCAACGTCACGTTGCCCAAACGCCGCCATGACTTCATCAATCATTTCCAGGCATACGGCATGATTCAGGTTGTAGCGCGCCATGAGTCGGATCACGCTGGCTTCCCCGCCGGTATCTTCGGCTTCCTGGTCGGGGCTGTTAAATGGCTCTACGGCGTAATGATTCTGGCCTTGATCGTCTTTCATGGTTTTGCTTCCTGCGGCTTGCTTAAAGCGCGGATTTCATCGCGCACGGCCTTTAATTGTTGTTTGAATGTCTGGATCATTTCCGCACACGGATTTCCTTTTTCACGCTCGGATTGCAGACGTTTTGAAAGGGTTTCTTCATCCTTCAAAAGCTGCCAAAGTTCACGCCGCTGCGGTTTGGCGTCCGCGCGTCCGGTTATTTTTTCGGCAAAAACTTTTGCCGGGGTGGGTGGCGGTGAAACCGCCTTCATCTTCCCTTCTACTTCAACTTCTTTAATGCGCGGTAAAATTTTTTTAGAATCTGCCAAGGGCAGAAACGCTTGACCTTCTGGCGGGTCAAACTCGGACTTCATAAACCGCTTGCGCTGGCCGAACTTGAATACTTCGAGAATCGTCCGGCCTTTGGCATCAACGTAAAAGCGGATCAATCCGGCCTTTTGGCACGCAGCCAGCCAGCGGGAAATGTCGGTTTCGCGTATATCGGCCTTGAGCGGGAACAACCTGGACTTCAAGAGTCGGTTATCCACAAGTGTCCGTCCGTAATCATCCACCTTCATCAGCAACCGGGTAAAAAACCGCTCGGCGTGGGCGTCCAAAACGTCCACGGTCAAGCTGTCGGTCCAGTCGCGAATCAGTGGCATGGGTTAATCCCGTTGAGCGGGGTTGTAAAAATAGGGTTTTGCCGCTTTTTTGGCGGCGGGTTTAGCTTTCTGTGTGGGCTTCGCCGCGCGCACAGATTGCGCCGCCTTTGATTTCTCCACGGCATATTGCCGCCGGTTCTGCTTGGCCAACGCTTGAATGCGCGCAAACCGCGCCTGCATTTCCGACGATAAACCGTTTTCAATAGTGGGCTGTAGTTTCACGCCGGATTCGGTCATGCTCATGCGAGTTGCCTCCTTAAAAAGCTCAAGGCCGCCTCCAGTTCCAAGGCCCGCGCTTGGGCTTCGGGAGATAAATCAAACCAACTCGCATTGATGGCGCTGGCCAGATGGTCAATGCCGGCGACAATGATTTTGGCATCCAGTTCCGCAATGACGGGCGCGGGCGCAATGGGCTTACGTTCCGGCACCACCAAAGGCGGGAGGACAAAGGCGGGCGGACAAAGGCGGGCGGACATCATTTGGAATTCCTTTGTAATTCAATCATCAGATTTTCAAACCGCTGGGCACGCTGGCGCTCGCGCGGTTTCGGATTCAGCACGCGCGCCGGGCGGTGCCACAAAAGGTAAAGTTCCTGCAAGGTTGGTTTGCGCCGATGCTCCAGCCGAAATGCCTCCGCGCGCCGATCCCAAATGCCAAACGCCACAATCAAGGCCAGCTTGGGATTGGCCGGATTGGTAACGGGACTGTGCCGGGCCGCCAACTCCGCGCGCCATACTTTGGGCGCAACCTGGTAGCGGCTGACTTCACCATTTTTTCCAATGGCCTTGTCATGGTCCGCGCTCTCGATCTGCGAAAGGGCGGCCAGATGAACGGCAGTGATGATGGATGCAATGGCGTTGGTCATGGCGCGGTGCCCGCGTAGGCTATTGCCGGGGCGGATGGAATTTTTTGAGTGATTACCACAACTTTTCTTTCGTATCTGGTGGCGTTCAACGCCCGGAGTTCAAACAGGGGTGCCCATTCGGGATGATGGGCAATCATGTGACGCACGGCATAGGGCAACATGTGATCGTTCAACAGAAAACCGCGCTCGGCTTCGAGCTTGATGCCGCGCCGCTTCAATTCCTTGCGGATGCCTTCGATGCGGTCCCGCAAGGTTTC